ACGGCGCTGTATAGCCCGATCCGGTGGATACGTTATCCACGACCCAGCCGCGCAGACCACGCGACTTGTTAGGGGAGGACCCAACCACGTCATTTTGCAAGATGCCCGATTCTATATCGCGCTTCAGCTCCAAGCTGATCATCGACAGCTGATAGGCCAACTCGTCCTTGCGCCCGGCTGGATTCACTGCTTGTTGGGTGCCGGAAACAGAAATCGACTTTGTGTTGATCTGGCACTTGTTGCCCAGGCGAACAGTCGGTGTAACAGTCTTGGTAGTCGCATCGGCACCTTCAGATGCGATGGATGATGTTGCCGATGCAGCAGCTAAGTCTTGGGTCTGCCATTCGTGGGTGATCGCGGTAGCCTTTGCCTTCGATGCCAGCGACAACACGGGCGTCTGAGTGGGCGAAATACGGTAGATGATGTCCGACAGGTCTTCGCGGTTACCGATTGCAGAACCGGTGGTGAAGGTATTCAGGGTAATTGCCATTGCTTTCTCCAGTGCCTCACGGCATTAAGATTTAAAGGATGTCGCGGAACAGAGCTGCTGCATCTTCCACCTTTCCAGATTTCTTCAGGGTCTGGAAAGCTCGGGTACGCTGATCGTTCACGCGGGTTTCGGTGACTCCAGGCTTCTCTACCTTCGTCGGCAGGGTGGATGCCTTCTTAGCTGCTGCATTGGCTTTGCTAACCGTTTGGTCATATAACATTGCCTTTCGCGCTAAGACGACGTACCTGTGGTCAACAACACTATCGATTTCTTCAGAAGAGAACCCGTTATTTTTCAGGAAATCACCGATTGCAGCCTGTTCGGCCTTCGCCTTGCTTGCATCGCTCCAATCCGGCAACTTGGCGATAAGTTCCTCTCGCTGTTGCTGAATGAATTGGCCCCGCGCCTGCTCTGACTCTGCCTTATGCTGCTGAACAAGATGCTGATGCTCTTGCTGAATCTGTTGCAACCGTGCTTGCCTACCTTGCAATAGGTGCTGTTGCTTCATAAATTCAACAGGATCGTTTTGCAGCAACTCATCCCAATTGATTTGATTTTGCTCGTGCACCAGCGCTTGCAGGAGCGTGTTTTGCTCATGCAGTTTCTGCGCGTATGCAGTTCGCTCTTGCACCGCCTTATGACGCTCTTCCTCGGCGGCTTTACGCTCTTCGGCTACAGCCATGGTCTTCTTGGTGTAGTCATCTTGACGCATGCCGGATTTGTACACTTCGGCTAGTTCTGCTTCCGAGACCTCGATGTCCTTGCCATCGACCTTGATGGTGAACTTCTTCGGCTCTTCAGCTTCTTCTGCCGTCGCTTCCTGCTCTTGCTGCTCATGCTCAGTTGCTTGGGCTTCCTGCTCTTGCTTCTGCTCAGGTTCTTGCTGCTCTTGCTCCTTCGGCTGCTCGCTGGGAGCATCAAAAAAAACAGAGAATGCAGCGGTTGCACCATTTACGTCGAGTGCTGACGTCGCGGATTCACTCACGTGATTGTCCTCATGTCATTTCCGAGGTTTCCAGCCCTCGAAAGCGGCGCTTCTCAGCGGTCGCTGTTGCCCTTGCTGGAGGGTTTTTAATCTATTTGCGGATCAGTACCGACTGACCAGTCAGAACGGCACGAAGCGCTGCAAGCTCTCTTTTGCCCGGTCCGCGAGGCTTTGCTTGTACCGCAACTCCTCCTTCGCCAGCTGCCCTGTTTCCAGGGTTGTCTTCAGTGCCTGCTGCATCTTGTACAGCATCTGCTGCATCAGGAATATGCGCTCGCGGCCGTCCGCGTCTCTTGCCGGTGAAAATTTCCATGCTTCTGTAAGCTCCTTATCGATTTCGTCTACGGCCCATTGGAACGCCTCGTTATCCAGAACTTCACGGGCCTTCTCGCCGCTATAGACCTTCTGCTCAAGCGTTTCCATTGAGTTCCTGTTCCTCTTCATTTTCGACCGCTTCAGCCGCTGCCATCTGCTGCTTATTGAGAGCTACCCCGGCATTGATCTGAGCGATCAAAATGCGAGTCTCATTATCGGTCTGCACCTTCCATTGATCGAATTGCAGGCGCTGAGATGCCAACTGCGCATCCAATTCAGCCTTGTGCTGGCGTTCCTGCATGTCGGCCTGGGCCTGCAACTGCTGCTTCTGTGCCTCAAGCTCAAGCTCTTGCTGACGTGTTTGCGCCTGCATTGCCAACTCTTTCTCGCGCATCTGCATTTCGAACTGCTGCTTTTGCATATCGACCTGCGTCTGTGCTTTAAACTTCTGCGCATCGGCCTGGGTCTGCATCTGTATCTTTTGCATATCAGGGTTAGGCTTTGGCTGCTGTGGCGGCTGCTTCGCTGGGTCAGTCCAGAACACATCGCAGTTCTTGAATCCGAGCGCCTCAGACAGCTTCTTGGCAGACTGATAGATACCCGCAGGGCTGGTAATTCCGATCTGCATTCCTTCCTTTTGCACGTTCAATTGCATCATCAGGTGCTGAACCAGTTGATCCTTATTGCCGGTCCCGAGGCCAATATTGATCGTGAATTGGAACTGGTTGCGCCATTCGCGAGGATCGATGTTCACCCAATCGCCGCCCAGCTTCACATCCTCTGCATAGTCCTGATGCTGACAAACCAGCTTCAGCATCATTTTGAATAGGTCAACAACACCTTCGGCAAAGTTACGCGCAATCAAATCCGTGCGCATATCAGCCTTGTTCGTGACGATGTTCGCTGCCGTGGCCGTTTGATTCAACGAATCTGCGTTCGGAGACGACTGCGACATACGGTTATAACCTGCCGAGTTCTCAAGGAACTGCTCCATGTATTGGAGCATCGCCATCGAGTTGCCGGAATCGCCTGCAGCCTGATCCAATCGCCCCACCGCTCCGGGAGACTTGGTGCGCACCACGCCGCCAGGGCGTGACGTCAGCAAGTCATCCAGATTGACCTGACCCTCTACCGCGAAGTAGCGTCCATTAACTTGCAAATACAGGTTGTCCAGCATGGCGCGCAAGATCGACGTCTTGATTCGTTGCGTCTCCATCGACAGGTCAGCTACGGACAGCCCGAAGAAACGGTGCGGCATCTTGACCGGCACAACATGCACAAACGGGATTGCATCTACAACCTCATTTTCGAGGATCGTGTTTCCAGCTCGCACGACCTTACGCAGTTCAGCAATACCGTCCCCGTCATAGTCCACACGCATATAGCATTCGGTCACCCAAATGATGCGCTGAGATTCATCCATGTTAGGCTGGTCAGTGTTCATCCATGGGATGTCATCATCGAATGCTAGGCGCTCTGTGCGCTCCATGCTGAACTGCTGGCCGTTGTCATCGCTGGTCAGGTCATCGACGTTCTTGTAGCCCATCGATTTCAACTCGCTGACCGTGCGCATAATCCGATGTCCGCAAAACGGAGCATCCTTGATGTTCTTTGCTTTTCGGCTAATCAAAAACTCTTCAGGCGGCACGTTCTCAATGGCTACCTTACCGCCCTTTCTGGTGCGCTTGCAGGTAACGTCGTACTTCATCTTCGGCGGCATTTGCGTCAGACGCTGAATCTGCTGGGTAAGCTGCATGACTGCCTGCTGCGCCTTTTGATCCCCTTGCTGTGACGGCTGAGGATTACCCATCTGACCATCAGGCGGCTGACCGTTTTGCGGCCCACCCTGAGGCATCTGTGGCGCTGGCTGCTGCGCTGCCTGCATCGCTTGAGCAAGCTGCTGCTGCATCTGCTGCAATGCCTTCTGGCGCTGCTCAGCGTCTTCCTCGTCCGGGTAGCTCTTACCTTCGGTTACTTCGACCTCTTCGTCGTCCATCAACTGAGCCAGTTCGACGTCATCAAGGCCTTTGTAGTCTTCCCGCGCCTCTTCTGTGCGAGTGTCCCACCAAACTTTGATGATGCCAGCCTTGGATATCAGCGCATCTTTGAACCATGTTTCCAGAATGTTATGGCCGTCGTTCTTCTTGTAGAACAGATAGTTCAGGTAATCACTTGCCAGCTTTGCTGCTTGCTCGTCTTGCTGCTTAGTCGCCTCCAACTCAACGACGCGCTCAGACGAAGCAAACTTTGCCATCAGCTCCGGCATCATTGCCTCAATCGTGTTGCGCACGTCAGTGGAGACGACTCCAGAACGGCCCTCAACGTCAGGCGGTGCCAAATCACCCTTGGCTAACCCTTCGTAATACCAAAGTGCCTTCTGACGCATGTTTGCCAGCTTTCCGCTCTGATAGCCGACTGCTTGCCGCAATTCTGCGTCAGTGATTGCCTTTAGCTGGTCCTGATCCATTCCTGCCATGTTTTCTCCGGGGCGCTTCTCAGCGATGCCTAAAATTGTTACGCGTTGTTCAGTTTCGGATAGTTGAGCGATCCTCCCCAATCCTGCATATTCAGAAGCTCACCAGCTTGACCGTATTGTCTGAATGCATCCGCACCGTTGGAATGAATGTCGTGTCGCGGGTAATCGCGCCAACATCCAAGCTGCTGATTCCACTCTTTAGAGTAGCTATCCAAGTGCTCCAGGCCCTTCTTGCAATTCGCCTCATCAAAAAAACAGCTCGCAAAGGCTTGGCGGGTCAGGTCAATACCTGTCTTCACTTCATCAATGCGCGGAACAACCACGATATTCTTTAAGCCTAAGTCTTCAAGCATTTCCTGAATTGACTTGTTGCGCATACCAGCCATCAAGCGCTTATGAGTGGCGTCGTGTGGCAGTAAGTGCTTGCCGAACACATAACCATGCTTTTGCATCTCTACTACGTAATGGTCCAACGATTCCCCACTGTTCTCGTAGTAGCGAATGAACCTGTTTTCCATGCCGATGCGCTGATGAAACCAAATCGCATTCATGTCGTTTTGCCCCAAATCCCAGAAAGTGTTGACCACTACCCCAGGCTGATGAGGGACGAACGTAATGCGACGTTCTGCACGCGCTGCCGCCATTTGCTGACGGTAATACGCGCCTTCATTGGACTGCTCAAAAGCCTCTTCTGGCAGGCTTGGATATTCACGCTTCATATCCTCGCCCATGCGCTTTGCTGTAATCACATACCAAGCGCGTTTACGCATCGACAGCCTTACATCTGCCTTCGACTCAATTTCATTGAAATACTTGTGCTCTTCGTCCGTAATGGCGACCGATTCAGGGTCAGCCTCATACTCTGGGGCGTTAAACCAAGGGAAAAAGTGAAACTTTTCCTCAAGTGGCAATAGTTTCTTTCCTTCGCGTGACTTTGATTCCTGACACATTTCGAAGAACTTGCCTTCCTTGCCTTCAGCCGTGGACTCAACAAACAAGAATCCATCCGGAGAAACAGCCGGGATCGCGCCAGTAATGATTTCTCGCGCCTTCTCCGGGTACTTGGCACAAATCTTGCCGAACTCCGAGATGTGCAGGTATTGCAACGTCCCGCTACGCATCGATGTACCGACCCTGATTGAACTGTTATTGCTCAGCAAAAGCTCTGTGGCGCTATCAGTTTGTGGTGGTCTGCGCTCCCTAATCTGCTCTGGCAAGCGGTCATATGCGAACTTGATCTTGTCCCGGAAGATCACCGAGACGTCATCCATCGTATGAGCAATCACCCCCGCCCTTACATTCGAATTGAACACGCAGGCGTCCAGCATCATCAACTGGATTAGCGTACTAAATCCACGCTGCCGGGCCTTCAGAATGACGTTTCTGTAATGTAGATCCTCAAGAAAACGTTGCTGGTCAAGATTAGGCGCAAATTTTACGATCGTGCCTGACTTGTCCGTAATCCAGTAGAGGTTATGCAGCCTCCATGCCGGGTCCTTGAAGCAGTCAGCATCAGCCATTTGGCTTCATGAACGTACCCTCGCACGCCTTCAGTAGATCGCCCAGGACGTCAACCTTATGCTCAATAGGATTGCCATCTTTCCCAGTAACTTCAGTCCGGTTCAACTTCGGCGCTGCGAACTCGGCCAGCTTCGCAACCAAGTCAAGAGCGCGTGCCGGATCTGGTTTTGCTCTATCGAGTCCCTTGCCATGACCTTCTGCAACCTGCTTGAGCCACTTTCCATAGTTCTCGGAGTTATCCTCAAGCACGCGAGTAACCGCCTGACGAAACTCAATCGTCGATTTGTTTGGAACGCCCTTCTGCCGTCCACCGGTCTTTGGCGATCCCTTTTCTCTTCCGCGTGATTTGGTAATAGTTGCCATTTCTAAATACTTCCACTTTCGGAAATAATAAGAAGGCTTACAGCGTCTTTATTTCAGCCTTCGAACAGGCTCAACTGTATTGATTTGTCTGGACGATATGGCGTCCGTTTTTGAGGGGTCTTGATGTTTGGAGGCAACTGCTCTGGATGTGTTGCCATCCATAGACTGATCAGTCGATTCCCTTTGGAATGTGATGGTTCGACACCCTCATTGCGATAGCTCTTGACGGTGGTTTTTGGAATGCCGGTGCAAGCTGCGATTTTCGAGAACGAGAATCCCCCGCTGATCAGGTCAGTGATCAAGCGCGGGAAGTCTATGGGCTCGTCTTTGATTTGCAGAAGCATACTGATTATGTAGCGCCCTGTGCTATTGCCATAAACAGAATGCCAAGTGCTCGGGCCAAATCGCAGGGCCCCCCGCATGTCTGGCGCACAAGGGTGCCATCGACTGGCTCGATAACGATGAAGACAGTACGCAGGTCACCATAGATGCCTGATTCAACTAAATTGGCCTGATCGCGAAGATGCTGGGCAATATCATCGTTGGTGGGCGCGAAGCCGTTAAGCGGCAGTTTCGTGAGGTTACTCATCACGATTCACCGTCTGCCGCACCAGCCCCTGATCATTCAGCCCATAAGCCAGGATCGCCAGCGCATCGGCGTGGTTATCATCGACCGGGGCGAATCCCCGGCGCTTTGCTTCTGCGATCATCTGCGCCTTGTCGGCGCGGCCGCTTCCGGTCCAGCCCAGCTTGATCTGTCCCACGCCCACCGGGGCCAATGCCACGTTGTTGACGGCCGCCCACAGCTCCAGCTGCGCCA